GACAACCACAACAACCATAACCACAGGTTAACGCTAACGACATAGGAGGATTTTAAAAAATGGCAACTTTTTTTGACACAATCACCGAAGGCGTCAGCGTTCCCTTGACCACACTGGCGTCCGGATACAAACCGAGTGGGCTGATCGGCGAGGAAGTGTTCCCCGTCGTCAAGTCCGTGACGAAGGGCGGCAAGATTCCCGTTTTCGGGAAGGACGCTTTCAAGGTTTATGAGACCCTGAGAGCCCGCGGCGCCCACAGCAACCGCGCCGGCATGTCCCCGGATTCCTGGATCACGTTCTTCTGCGAAGAACACGATCTGGCTATTCCGCTGGATCAGCGCGAGCTGAACGAACTCAATAACCTCCCTGGCGACGCCGCGTTGAAGGCGCTTTTCAACTTGCAGGACCGTCAACGCCGCAGAGTCCAGTGGAACCTGAAGCTGGAGCTCGAGAAGGTTGTCGCCGACCAGGTGCAGTCGTCCGCAAGCTACAACAGCTCGAACGTCCTGGCTCTGACCAATTCAGATTGCTGGTCGGAAACCGGCTCGGATCCCGTCGGCGCCATCGAAGACGCGCGCGAAGTGATTCGCGGCAAGATCGGCGTTTACCCCAATACGCTGATCATGGGCGCAGACACCTATGCGTGCCTGAAATTCCATGCGGCTTATACGGACAAGATGAAGCTGACGAACGACAAAGTCGTCCGCCCGGACCTCATCGCCCAGATGCATGACCTGAAACGGGTCATCATCGGCCTGTCCATGGGCCTGAACACCTCCGAGGCGTTCTACGACCTGTGGTCCGACAACGCGATCCTCTGCTACATCCCCGACACGAAGACCCCCGACATCGATGAGCCGGCTTTCGGCTACACGATCAAACCGGGATTCTCCGCGACCCCGTATCCCTACGTGGATATCTTCACCGAGGAAGGCGGCAAGATCGTCAACGTCCGTTGCACGGATATGTACGACACCCTGATCGTCAACAAGGACGCAGGGTATCTCATCTCCAACTGCAAGAAGTAATCACCGCTGCCGGAGGGCATGAGCCCTCCGGCAGTTATTAACGGAGCATACGATGGCATACAGCGTTCTGGCTGATCTCCAAAAACTGATCCCCGCGACAATGTTGGTCAATTTGTCCAACGACACGCCCGGGGCAATCGTCGTTGATCAAGCCAACATCGACGAGGCTATCGATCAGGCGGATCGGGAAATCGACGCCTATCTGTCGCTGGCGGGCTACGCCGTGCCGCAGACCACAGTCGCTCCGCTGGTGACGAATCTGTCAACCAAGATGGCGATATGGAATCTTCATCTTCGCAAATACTTCGACTCAACCGTCTGGCGGGAGACCTATAAGAACTGCCAACGTATTTTGGAGCGGATCGCCGAGGGGAAATTAACTCTTGGGCAGGAAGTTGCGGGCGTGACGCAGGAAGCCAGTGGCGGCTACGCCATCGACACACGCACGCAGAAATTCACGTCCGCGTTCATGGAGGAGTTCTAATGGGCCTGCTCGTTGAACGCGGCGCGATCATCACGGCCCTGTGCGACCACCTCAGGGCAAATGTTCCGGAGCTGAAGCTGGTAAAGCCGTACCACGGTGAACTGGACCGGTACAGCAAGAAAACCCAGCTCAAGGATGAAACCTTTCCAGCGATGGTCAACATGACTACGCCATTTGCACTGGTGATTTCGAAGAATCGCAAGCGCGTGGAGGACAAGGGGCCGTCTCTGAGATTTCGGCACGACATCTCAGTGTATATTGGCGACTCCAATCCACATAACTTCAGTAGTTCGGAAACTCCGAATATCTTCTCCATTATGACTAAGTGCGTGGAGGCCCTGCACGGAAAGTCGTTCATCAAGGGTTGCGGAATCTTAAACGTCGAGAGTGACGGCGATTATCTGATCACCACGGATCTATTCACCGTTTATGACCAACAGTATTACCAATTGGAAATCGGAACTTAACAGGAGGTAATCCAATGTCTGAAGTTCAAGCATCCCCCAGCACCGATAACTACATGATCGGTAAGGGCGTTTTGTCTATCGCTAAGTGGACAAATGGCTCCGTCGGTTCTTATGTCGATGTCGGCAACTGCCCGAAATTCGAATACGAACTGACCGAGCAGACCCTCGAGCATTACAACTCGCGCGCCGGCCTGAAAGAACTCGACCAGGAAACCGTCATCCAGACGGGGTACACCGTGAACTTTACCCTGGACGAAGTGTCTGTGGAAAACTTGCGCATGTTCCTGAAGGCATCAATGTCCGGCACCCGGACACTGTATGCGAACATGAACGCCAACCAGCAGTATGCATTGAAATTCCGATCGGACAACCCGGTTGGCCCGAACGTCAATTATGAGTTCTGGAAATGCAAGCTGACCCCGAACGGCGCGTTTTCGCTGATCAGTGACGAGTACACGTCCCTGTCGTTTACCGGCAAGGGCCTGGCTGATGCAACCGGCCACGCGACCAGCCCGTTCTTCACGGCAGCGTTTGCGACGACAACGACGACAACGACGACAACGACCGCAGGCGAATAGTCGCTGTTTTTAACCTCACCATATCCGGGGGATGAAAATCCCCCGGACTTCTCACTCAAATCATTCAAGGGAGGATGATTCATGTC